TCAGGCAGTCAACCCGAGGCCGCTCGTCACGCTGATGGATGGAGCAGCGAGGACGGTTGGGTCCGGACGACGGTGGATGATAGCCCAGCCGAACTGGGTTTTCATCGGCTTGGAGGCAAACTCCAGGATGCCACGGAAGTAACCGAACGTACCATCCGGGTTGGTCGTCTCGTTCCGGATATTCTGCCAGTTGAAGTCACCGATACGGGTCGTCGGATCATAACTGGTTCCAGCGCCAAGGCTCGTCGTGGAGTTCCGCGTGAGAGCTTCCATCACCTCCGGATGGAGAATGAAAGACATCTCGTATGGGGCCGTGTGGTATGCAGGGTTTTCAACCCAGCCACCTTGGCCGTTCGTCAACGTAGTCAACCGCCCAGTCATGTCGGAACTGAACGGAGTCTTGTCAATCAGAACGGTCGTCGAGGACGGGATTGCAAGCACCCGGAATGTCCCGCTGTAATCACTGTCGGAAGCAGAGGTTGGCGCAATGCTTACGACCGATCCGACCACGAGTCCGTTTGTTCCCAATTCCGTAGAGCCGTTGTTCGTAACGGTAAGTAGCGTTCCACCAGTTGCGGTTGCCGCAGCCGTAATCGCAACGTCAATACTTCCGGCTTGGTACGTCCATGGCGGAACCTCAGTGAAGTCGTACACGGAGCTGTTCAGAGCCAGCGTGAAGCGAGGAACTTCGTGATCCAGCGTGTGCGAAAACCCACAGAGCGAACGAGTCACCCCGAGTGGCTTTAGCAGTTCGCCAGCGTTACCCCAGCGCAAGTCGTTCCGAGTACCAGCCTCACGAATGAGGTAGTCGCTCGTTTCTGGCGAGGTGAGCAGCGGGAACACCGGAGCGCCATCGGACATGCCGCCGCTGTTCTTGCCTGCGCCGTTCCGGCAGAGGCGAGCATAGATGTCACGGAGAACACCGCCAGTCAGGACCGAGTGCTTCGTGCTGAAACCGCCGGACGGAGCCGCGCCAGTCATGTTGAGCTGAGCGAGCGTGAACCCGCGTAGTGTCGCAAAGTCGGTCGCGCCAGTGACGGAGGCATCAGCAAGAGAGTTGAGCGACCCGGATTCAGGCGTGCCAATACATACTTTGTTGGCGCACATGCGGAAGTATTCCTCGCGAGTGCGGTAGCTCCAGACGCGCATGCCTGCATCAAGCAAGCAATCGTACAGCATCTTCATTTGTTCTTTAAATTGGAACGAGAAGGCTGCGTCACGAACGTCGATCCGCATGGACTCAACAGCGGTCCAAGCGAGATTATACTCACGCAGGCGTTGCGTCACTTGGACAACAGCGGCTGGAGGAAGACCCCGAGAGGTGCTGATGTCTGGGGGCGTATTGCCTGTGGCGGCGGACGAGAACCCATGAGCCCGGTGATTGGCCCAAGTCCCCTTCCCGGTAGTCCCAACAAGCGCTCGTTCGTAGTTCAGGACGCGGATCGAATCGCCCATCCCGTCAGGCCAAAGACCACGTTTCACAACGCGAGCCCAAGGAGAGACATCGTAGGCGTAACGGAAAAGACCTTCACCGATCCGACCGGATTCATTGATGAAGTTTTGTTGGATGATTTGCGATCCAGTAGTGGAATTCGCTGGTACGGTAGTAGAGGGCATGGTGCTTGGTATCTAGGTTGGTTTTGGGAACGAGGTTTCTTCCTAGTGTCAGGAATTGTTTGTTTTCCTCTCCTTGAGCCGGGGAAAGCACGCATCCGAAACGGACGGTTGTTTATGCTCAGGTTGGTTCCCAGTAGATTCTCGCCTTCTGGAATGGCGCACCGATACGTGTATGCGTATTTGGAAAATGTCAACGAAATCTTTGAGGGCATAAGAAAACCCGCCAGCGTTTTGAGCGCATGACGGGTTGCTGGTCGAGGTAATTGATTAGAGAATCCCAACAGCCTCAAGGAACGGCCTGCCGTCCGGTTGTCCTTTCGCTGGGTTTGACCCGGACGAAGTTCCGCCTGGGCGAGTCCCACTAATCTTGCCGACCTCCTTCTTGTACGACTCAATCTGCTTTCGTAGAGCGACGACGGTTTTGTTCATGCGCGGCAGGGCGGATGCAGCGATGATGGCGAACGCCTTCTCCTCGGTCGTCATATCCTCAAACGAGGTAGCGCCGACTTCCTGTTCGATCTCGCGGATCACGTTCTCTGGCGGCGTGTCGTCATGCACAAAGTTTGCAGCAACCTTGCGGATCTTCGCCATGTCCGCCTCGACTGCCCGCATCTGCGCGGCTTTGATCTCAGTCTTCTGCTTCTCCGTCATCTCAGACTCCCGCTGTGTCAGCTCCTTATACGCCTGCTCGGCATTGGCTTCCAGTTCAGCTTTGCGGCGGGAGACATCTGTTGCGGCAGCGTCAAGGCGGGCAAGTTCATTCTGCACAATGCGCGGCAGATGCTCAAACACATCGTCGAACTTCTTGGCGCGGGACTTCATATCGCCGTCAGAGAAGGCGTCGAAGAGAAGATCCTCGGAGATTTCGTACTCCTTGGCGATGTTCTGGATGCTCTCGCGGATGTGATTTATTGGCTTCTCTACCTCGTTCTTCCACGCGGAAGTCTTCTCAATCTTCCAAACGTATGCTTCCTTCTCCAGCTCATCGTACTTCTTTCTGAGTTCATCCGCTTCCTGCTTGAGCGGATCTGCATCCCGCAGCTTCTCGCGCTCAGCCAGTTGCTGCCGCAGTTGCTCAACCTCCTTGGCGAGAACCTTTGCTTGCTTGGCTTCCGCCCGAAGCTCGCCCCATTTGTACGAAGCCTTCTTGTCGGACTTAATCTCTTCCGGCGTGTCGTCCGCCTCTTCTGGTTCAGCCGCATCCGCTTCTGGTGTTTCCTCGTCATCGCCAAGGAGAGCATCTGCTCCCTTCTTCGTCTCGGCTGTGGACTTCGGTGTGGACGGCTTCAGATCCAGCGTCGGCACTGGTTCCTCGACGGGTGTTTCGACTGGCGGCGCGGCTACTTCCTGCGGGTTGTCGAGGACGTTGTTGATGACGGAGAGGAAGTCTCCGGGGTCCGAAGACGCGATTGCTGATGGTGATTCCATTCTGGTTTTGGTGGTGGTTCTGACTAAAGTTTACTGAGCCTCGTCTACATTGATATGCTCCCACGCTGGAGGAATCGGCACAGACTCAGGCTCTGGGATATGCACTTGGTTCAGTGCTTGGAAGACTTCTTGGACGGACTGGTGCTTGAACAGCCTGCGTGCTGCCACGATGTCATGTTCTGCTGCCCCGACTTTCGACAATGATGCTGCACTCTCAAGGAATACCAGTTCCGATATTTTGCGATACGCTTCGGAGTTCCGGATGGTGTCCCACTCATATCTGAGGTTCGCATTGGATTTGAATTCCTGTTTTAGCTCTGTGATTCGTTTGTTGATGTCCATTCAATATTACTGCATTGTTCGTGATTTAGAGAGAAGTTCTGCGGCGGTTGTCGCGTCCTTCAGTGCGGCTCCTTGGCGTGCTTTTTCCAGTTCGATTCGGCGTTTGATGGCGGCATCGGCGAGCATGTTCTGGCGTTTCGCATCACTAATCGCGTTCATGCCTTGGATCTTGACCTGGAACTCAATAATCTTCCGCTGCATCTCGCTGTTGATTTCCTCGGCTTTCTGCGCGGCTTCCGGTGATTGGCCTTCCTGCTGCTGGGCTGGCTGTTCCTGTGCGGCCTTGCGCTGAGCGGCTTCGATCTTCTTCGTTCCGTTCCAGATGATTTCTCCAGCCTGTTGCAATGCCTGATTGTACTCGGCAACCTTTGTCTCCACGGTCGGATCGTTCGACAGGATCGCCAAGTGACCGATACAGTGTTCGTGGATGATAATCATCGGCTGCACCGCTTCCTCCAAGCTGAGCGCCCCGGTTTCCACATCGTTGAGAATCTGTGCGATGAACGGAATGTGGGTATCCAAGTGGACAACATGCATGTCATTCGGCTCAACCGGAATCGGAGAGCCAGAGCGCATGACGAAGTTCTGCAACTCTGCGATCTTCTTGTCCACTGGCGGGCGTTGATCCCCAGGCATCCGTTGGATGTACCGTCCGGCAACCTCGTAGGATTTGAGAGCGCCAGCAGTCCTGTCTCGCAGGTAGTTGTGCCGCCCCGCCTCATCAAAGCTGCCGACATACGGAGCGATCTCATCCAGCATCGCGTTCCGCTGAACCATGGAGCCACTGCCGATTGCTCGCTCGCAAGTCACCGCATCAAAGTCGATAACCTCAAGTGCTTCCAATGGGAACCCGCGACGAACGAGACGTTTGCGAAAGTCTGCTGCTTCTTTCCCGCCAGGCGTTGCGTCCGAGTACCCGACACGGCAGAGGCGACGGACAGCTTCCTGCATCATCCTCGCCCACGATGGATAGAAGAGATTGAGTTGCGTAGCACCCACGCGGGACAGGGTTTCGAGTTCTGCCTGAACTTGGAACCGGGTCTTCTCTTGGCTCCCGCCGAAAGCGGAACCTCCTTGGAATTGTCCGGCTCGCTGATTCATCGTCCGCTCCATGTCTGCGAGAACCGGAGTGACGTTGTTTCCGAGATTCGGTGATGCGCGTTCGACATACTCGGCAATATCCTTTGCTGGAAGCATCGTGTACGGCCCGAGTGTGGTATAGACGATCTTGTCGTAGGATGTCTCGCTCAGCGGCTGGAGCATCACCCCGGACGACATTGCGGCGGCATCCACCAACTTAGAGCGCAGGCGATTGGAGACTTGCACCTGCGGGTAAATCTTGCGCAGGATGCCCGAGATGGAATGGTACGTCCCGTTCGTGCCGATGCCGTAGCAGAAGAACGTGAACGCATTCCGGACGTTGTCGTACTCATGACGGCGAACGTACATCCATGGATCGCGCTTCCCGTCATCCTGAATCGGCGTGTCGGAAACGAGGTACATCGAAACAGACCCGTCAAACTCTTGCACCCAGAGGTGAATCACCTCGACGGTTTGCGTTCTCCCTGCTGCCGTTGCTCCGAGATCATTGTTCTTAAACTGCGCCTGCAACCTTTCCCATTCAGTTTCGGACCATGCCGTTGTTGACCCAGCCGGGTGATCTGCACGTAGCATTGCCTGCTTCACCGCTTGGACATTCCATCCCATCTTCTCTGCCCGCTCTGGATCACGGATCTTCTCGTAAAGCTCATGCAGCTCGTACCTGCGGCGACATCCAGCAATCGTAATGCGCTCCTCCGACGCCAGTGTTTGTCGTGGAATGCAGAAGTCAGACAACCCGGTCGTCTTCCAGCGCCAGTCGATTGAGTCCTCCCAGTAGCCGATGCCGACGCCAAAGCAGAGCCAGTGATGAATCAGGTTCTGGTAGTTGAAATCAAATCCCTCCCAGCGGCGGAACGTCTTCGTCACTTCCTCGGCAAGCGTCTGTTCGTATTCGCGCCGTTGCTCCTCATCCTCGAAATACTGATTCAGTAGTGGGGTGCGAACAAGGTTCTCGACGGAGTTGACGAGATCAATCATCCCGGACTTTGTGAACTCAACGATGTTTTCGGCATCGCCCCAGTTCAGGTTTGTCATGCTTCCCTGTCCTGTTGCCGTCAGGACTGCCTGATCGTGAGGAGGCTCACCGTCCAGCATTGCCTGCTGCCTGACTCGTTGTGCCGCAGATTGCCTGTCCGCTTGAAGCATCGCTCGGTAGAGTTCTCTGCCAGTTGATGCGTCTTTGATCCGCTCCTCTGGTGCCGGGGATTCATCATCCGGTATGTTTTCAAGGAGTAAGTCGGCGCGAGAAGAAGTCATTTCTATCGGTAGGTTTAATCCGCATCTACGTAAAGTCAAGCAATAGCCATCCAGTCGCCGCCGCCGTTTGACCTGCTCACAACATCCAGTCTGCGCATTACTTCAAAGAAATCCTTCTTCGGCAATACAGACAAGCCGCGCTCCTTGGATTGCCAGTGGAATCTCTCACGGCAAGTTTCAATACAAAGCATAAGCGAGTCAGCTTTGTCGGGCGAGCGACCTATCCGTAGCTTCATCTTCAGCTTCGGCTCAACCATCATCCGTTCGCCGTCTGCGCCTTTCACCATGGAAAATCGACGGGCTTTCATCTCATGGCACAGCTCAGGATCTTTGCGGAAACCACTCAACTGCCCGCCGCGCATAAACTCAATCCCGACGCCCCATAGTTCCGAAACGCGATTAGTGTACTTCTTGGACGATGGAGTCCGATCATTTGACGACACTGGACGCTCCGTTGCCCTGCCGCCAAAGTTGATGCGCAGGATTTCCTTTGACATAAACTGCGTCAATCTGTCCACCGTGCCAGTGGCGCTGGTGCTGTCCACCGCCAGATTTCTGTACGACACACCCTCTTTATCTAGGATCTTCTTCACTTCAGCGCAGATTTGATCCGTCCTAGGATTCATCTTGTCCGCCGCATTCTCATGAATAGCGTAGAACTTCTCAAGCTGGAGGCACATCACGCCGTCGATTGTCTCACCAAATAGACAAATGCACAGGCTGGTTTTGTCACCGCCGCTAGAGAAGGACAAGTCCAGCCCCGCAATCTTTGTTGGTTCTTTCTTCCATTTGACGGATTCCTGCATGTACGCATTGAAATCCGTGTCTGTGTAAATCGTATCCTCGGTGCCCTGAACCGGGAAGAATCCTCGATAGAAGCGGTAGAAGCGGGCAGAGTTTTCGCCATGCTGCTGCCGGAACTTTTCGATCTTCTCGTAGGTGAGCATGTACTTGTAGATCACCTCTTGCTCCAAGTAGTTCGGAGACTGAAGAACATCGAACCGGATGGCTTTTCCGTACTTGGTATCCCACTCCATCATGGACTCATCCAGTGTTGCCCAGCCCTCGACAGGCTCGCACATCAGACCGAACGGATCTTCCCTATCCTTCGGATTGCTCATCGCAATCATCTGGAACCATGGATTTGAAATCAGGTTGTCGGACGCATGGAGGACAGCAGGGGAGAGTTCGCAGAGTTCGTCCGCAATCAGGATCACCCTTTCGTTCTTCAACCCGACAAGTTTTTGCACAGCGGACGCTTCCTGCTTCTGCTCAGCAGCAACGAGACAGATGGATGCGGCATCATGCGCCACCGATCCATCCTGCGGCTGGTAGTGGATCATGTTCAGCGACGGCTTGACCTTGCCGAGTCGCTTGTACTTGTCCGGCAGCTTGTTCCACAACTGCATGACGGACTTCCAGATCCGCCGTTTGGCCGCACCGATGGACGTTGAGGTGACGAGGACGAGCGTGTTCTCTGGGTCCGCAATGAAATTGACGATGGCGATGATCGCGCCGCCAAAGGACTTGGACGACGAGGAGCATCCAGCGACTGCGAGGAAATTGTGTTCGCACGACTCCTCCAACATCTTCTCCAGCCAAGGGTTCCACTCGACGACGTTCTTCCCTCCCGTGTTCCAGAGCAGATCAATACACTCCCGCAGATGCTCGTACTTTCCCATCCCTCCTTCCCCTGGAGTCAACCCCCGGATGAACGCCGACAGCTCAATGTCCAGCCGCGAGTACCCAATTTTGCCGTCCCACCATTCCCCGTAGAGTTCGTGGTAGATCCCTCCGTTTTCGTCCAGCCCCCATGAGTCGTAGTCGAACAGCGGAGGCTTCGGAGAAAGCCCGCCTTGTCTTTGGATGACTGGTGCGACCATGAGTTACAGGAAAAAGCGCCAGTCCAAGGGTGTCTTGAACTGACGCTCCGTGATGTCGGCCACGAATTATGGAATCACAATGGAGGTAGCCACGGCGCACATTGCGTAGGCGTACCAGTTGGTGCCATCGCACCGCAGTTCGACTCGGTCGCCACGGGTTGCAGTGTTCGCGACGAAGGTGACGCTTGCAGCGCCGGATGCCTCGGAGTCGGCAGCGCCAGTTGCGCTTGTAACCACAACGCCTCGGACGGTTGTGCCGCCACCGGAAATCACGTAGGCAGTCGTCGGAGCAGTCCCGACGATGAATTCATACGACACGCCAGCGGAAGTCGCGACGGCAGGAAGCGTCACCGTGATGCCCGCAGCCCGATTCAGGAAGAACACCCCGCCACTGTCGGCGGCAGTCAGCGTGGCGGTCGCCGCCGTAATGCTGGTTGGAGTCGGCGTAGTGCTTGCGATCACCCCGGTCGTCGGAAGGGTGAGCTTGGTTGGTCCGGTTGTGACGAACTCGACGGGGTTGCCCCCTGGGATGAATGAAGCGGAAAGCATGGGTCGTGGTCGGGGTTGTTTCCCGGACAGTGCATCCCCGGCGGCTGGATGTCAACGCTGAAATACGTGAATGCGGATTTGCGTCAAGAATCTGCTTGACGATTGTAGCGGCACGCCGTAAACGACCTCACGTTGCTGAGGGGTAACGGCAGATTTCACGGATCGGAAATTCCCGGTCGCAAGAACCCTGGTTGATTCCCCTCAGTCACCAGGGCTTTTTGTTGCATTGATTCGGGTTAAGCCAGAGGTGCAGCAGGATTCCCAAGTCATTCAGCAGACATACTACCCGCGCTGAACGGGAATCTTCCGGCGAGGCTAATGCTGCCCTACTTGGAAAATCTCCCCCACGGGACTGCCGCCAGCCCGTGTAGGAGAACGCGGGAAACTAAAACGCTTCCGGTTACGGAAGAGGGCGCTGTGCGCAACCTGGGTTTGGAGGTCACGATCTTAGTGGCTAAGAGTTCCCCAGCCGCGTGATTTGACAAATCCCACCTCAGCACCTGATGCGACGGTGACGACGCTATGCGGACGTTATCTCTTCAGCTTGTCTCCTACTGCAAAACAGAAGGCGGCAGCTTTCAACTCCGGTTCCTTCGCTTTCGGACTATTACTCTTCTTTCGTAGAATCAACACAATAATGCAGACAACAATGAACTCAACGGACCAAGAGGTGAAACTAAAAGGCAATTATAATAAACAAGTTGAGCGACGATTTGGTCTTTTACATGAAGCGGTAGAAGTTGACGTGAGCAGCAAAACCGGGCTCCGGTGGAAAACGCGGCCTCGCCACCATTTTATGACGAATAACGCATGGGCGGTGTGGAATGCGAAGTATCCCGGAACAACAGCCGGGACAATCGTAGTTGCTGGATGCAAGAAATATTGGGCTTTGAGAATTTCGCGCGTTTCCTACTTGGCGCATCGGGTTATTTATTTTCTCGCACATGGAATTTATCCTGGAAGTTTGCAAATTGACCACCGGGACGGAAATGGCCTTAATAATAATCTGGATAATTTAAGATTAGCAACAAGCCAAGAAAACAATAGAAACAAAACAAAACAAAAGAACAACACATCTGGTCATACCGGGGTTTGGTGGTCTAAAAGAACACTGAAATGGAGAGTTCGCCTTTGCGCTGATGGTCGTCGTTTGAATCTTGGTTCTTTTTCTGACGCAGAAGAAGCCGCCATTGTTTATCAAGCCGCCGCCCGGGAACACTTTGGCGAGTTCTACCGTCCTTCCTGATACGTTCTTCCGTATTTGAAATAAACAGAACAAGCGTAAATTGCACGATATATGAACTCAGTAAAATGCAAAGAAACAAAGGAACTTCCAGTAAACGCAATCCGCGAATCACTGGAGCTGGATCTATCCAGCAAAAGTGGGCTGCGGTGGAAATT